ACCCCCCCTGTCTTTTTCAAACCTTCTCTCTCCAAGACAGTCCAGATTGTTCCAGAATCACCTTTTAATAAACCAGATACACTAAACTTCGATGAAGAATGATGCAGAAATAATCCCGATTAAACGAGGGGTCGGGCTAATTGGTAGCACAGAGCCTAGAGTTCACACGCCCTTACTTAAAGGTAAGAGCAAAGCGGATGAGGTGGCCGATCTAGCTGAGAGGATCGGTCTACCTTTAATACCTTGGCAGCGCTGGGTATTAGAAGATCTATTAACTGTTAATGATGATGGCTTATGGGTCAAACGTACTGGAATTATCTTAGTTAGCAGACAAAACGGCAAGACTCATCTAGCACGTATGCTCATATTGGCACATTTGTTTTTATGGAATACTAAAAACGTTTTAGGCATGTCCTCTAATCGTAATATGGCATTAGATACATTTAGGCAAGTTAGTTACACAATAGAAGATAACCCATTCTTAAAAGATCAGGTAAGGCAGATACGCCTGGCTAATGGTCAAGAATCAATTACATTAAAAAATGGTGCTCGGTACGAAATAGCCGCAGCTACTAGGGATGCTCCTCGTGGCAAGTCGTGTGGGTTTTTATATCTTGATGAAATCCGTGAATGGTCACAAGAAGCGTTTACGGCTGCTTTGCCAACCACCAGAGCTGTGCCAGGATCTATGACTCTAATGACAAGTAACGCAGGTGATGGATTTAGTACAGTATTAAATGATTTAAGAGAACGCTCTTTATCTTATCCACCAACTACTTTAGGTTATTACGAATGGTCAGCACCACAACATTGTAAAATAAATGATCGCAAAGCATGGGTTATGGCTAATCCAGCACTAGGGCATTTAATAACCGAAGAAACTTTAGAAGAATCAGTCAATACAAATAGCGTAGAAGCTACACGTACTGAGATGTTATGCCAGTGGATAGATAGCGCTGTAAGCCCATGGGTATATGGATCTATTGAGGCATGTAGTGATAGCACACTAGAAATCCCTGTCGGGCCAATGACTATAATGGCCTTTGATATTGCACCTACTAGAAGATCAGGCGCTCTAGTTATGGGTCAATTAAAAGATGGCAAGATAGCAGTAGGTCTAGCCCAGTTATGGCAAAGCGAAGTAGCTGTAGATGAAGTTAAGATGGCTAGTGATATTAATGAGTGGGCAAAGAAGTACCATCCACACAAAATACTGTTTGACAAGTACGCCACACAAACTTTAGCCACAAAATTAGAACAAAGTGGCTGGCGCATAGAAGATTGCAGTGGCCAGGCTTTCTACCAAGCCTGCTCAGACTTATCAGATGCCCTGGCTAACGTTAGATTAGTTCATAGTGGCCAAGCAGACTTAGTACAGCACCTAAATAACTGTGCAGCTAAGACTAATGATGCTGGCTGGCGCATAATACGTAGAAAATCGGCTGGCGATGTTACAGCTGCTATAAGCCTTGCTATGGTTGTAAGCCAATTAACTAGACCGCAACAAACTGCGCAAATCTTTGTGTAACTTGCACCAATAGTCCGTTTTATGGTATAAAGTATACATATGGGTCTATTGTCTGCTTTGGGTATAACCAAAAAAACTGAAACTGTCCAAGCGCAATACGCCCCTGCCATTATGGACACAGCTTATGGCTATGGTTCATTTACAACTGGTGTTGGTAATTTCCCAGGTGGATTAGATCGTAATTTTGCTATGCAAGTACCTGCCGTTTCACGTTGCAGAAATCTTATAGCTGGTGTAGTTTCTTACTTGCCATTGAAGCTTTACAAAAAGTCAAATGGTGAGGAGTTGGGGAACCCTCTTTGGATAGATCAACCAGACTATCGGCAACCAAGATCCGTCACCATATCATGGACTGTCGATAGTCTTTTATTTTATGGAATTGCTTATTGGCGTTGTACCGAGCTTTTTGCGGATGACCTACGACCATCACGATTTGAGTGGGTCGCTAACAATAGAGTTACATTTACTACAAATAAATTTGGTACAGAAGTAGAAGAGTATTTTGTCGATGGCGTAAGAGCGCCTATGTCTGGCATCGGTTCACTTATCACATTCCAAGGATTAACACAAGGTGTATTACAAACTGCAGCACGTACAATTCAAAGCGCTTTAGATATTGAGAAAGCCGCAGCTGTATCTGCACAAACACCAATGCCAAGTGGATATATTAAAAACACTGGCGCAGATTTACCAGAGCAACAAGTATCTGGATTATTAGCACAATGGAAACAAAGCAGACAAAATAGATCTACAGCGTATTTAACTTCTACCCTATCTTATGAAACCACAGGCTTTAGTCCCAAAGACATGATGTATAACGAAGCACAGCAATATCTTGCAACACAAATTGCTAGAGCAATGAACGTACCTGCATATTACATAAGCGCAGATATGAATAACAGCATGACTTACCAAAACATTATTGATGGTCGCAAAGAATTTGTAGCATACTCACTACAGCCTTTTATTTGTGCTATTGAAGATCGTTTAAGCATGGATGATATTACTCCTAGAGGCCATGTAGTTAAGTTTGCTATAGAAGAATCATTTTTAAGAGCTGACACAATGAAGCGCCTAGAGGCATTAGAGAAAATGATAAATCTAGGTTTAATCGATGTGGAAGAAGCTAAAGAAATGGAACAAATGACACCTAACGGAAGAGAAGAAGATAATGAAACTTACATTCAGTAGCCATATAGAAGCTGCCGATACAGAGCGCAGAGTTATTGCTGGCAAAATCGTACCTTTCGAAGAGGTAGGCAATACTTCCGTTGGTAAGGTCGTATTCGCTAAAGGCTCAATAGATATAGGCGATCCTGGCAAGGTCAAGATGCTTATGCAACATTCACCAGAGCGCCCAATAGGCCGCATGCAAAAATTTAACGAAGAAAAAGACGGAATCTACGCATCATTTAAGATCAGCGCATCTATGCAAGGTCAAGATGCTTTAATCCTTGCTGGCGAGCAATTAATTGATGGTTTATCTGTCGGTGTAGATGTAAATAAATCCGTACAGAAAAAAGAGTATTTATATGTAACCAGTGCAACACTAAGAGAAGTTAGCCTGGTAGAAAGCCCAGCATTTACAGCTGCGCAAGTAACTAAAGTTGCTGCTAGTGAAAACGAAGCAGAGGACACAAACCAAACAAAAGAAAGCGAGGCTCCTGTGGAAGATTTAGCAACAGCGCCACAAGAAGCAAAGGCAGAGGCTGCTACTCCTACAGTAGAAGCTGCTCGCCCTACAATTACAGCACCACTTATTACAACTTCAGTACGTTCACCAATTAACTCAATGGCGAAGTACACAGAGCACAAGATCAAAGCTGCGCTAGGTAGCGATGAATCTAAGCTTTATATTGCTGCAGCAGATGACTCATTTTCAACTAACCCAGCATTTAACCCAACTCAATATCTAACTGAGTTTGTAACAAACACACGCTTTGGTACACCAACAATCGATGCATGTTCACAAGGCACACTGCCAGCATCAGGTATGACAATTAACGTACCATCTTTGGTAACTACCGCAGGCGGTGGCACAGGTGTAGCACCAGTTGTAACTGTTGAGGCAGAGGCTGGCGCAGTACAAAATACAGGTATGGAAACTGCTTATCTAACAGGCACAGTGTCTAAGTACTCAGGTATGAACACACTATCTGTTGAATTGTTAGAGCGTTCAGACCCTAACTTCTATGCAGAACTTACACAGCAATTACAAAATGCTTATTTGACAACTATTGACACTGCAGCATTAACAGCATTGTTAGCAGCAGGAACATCAGCATCAGCAGTATCAGCAGACAGCGATGGAATTGTTGCTTATACAGCACAAGCAGCAGCAGCTGTTTACAAGAACACTGGCTACTTTGCACAGAACTACATCGGAAACCCAGCACAATGGCAAGCTTTGATGGGCGCACTTGATAACACAGGTCGACCAATTTACAACGCAATTCAGCCAATGAACGCAGGCGGAGATGTACGACCATCATCAATTCGTGGCAATGTATTAGGACTTGATCTATACGTAGACAAGAACTTCTCACAGACTGCATTTGATGATAACTCAGCTGTAATTATTGCACCAGAGGCATTTACTGTATATCGCAGCCCACAGGCTTACATGTCAGTAAACGTAGTATCAAACCTACAAGTACAGGTAGCAATTTATGGCTTTATGGCAACAATCGCCAAGATGCCTTACGGAATCATCAAGTTCGCAGCAACACCTTAATTAAATCAAATCAGTAATCTCTGGGGTTTAGTAGCCCTAGCCCCAGAGAGCTATTAGCAAAGGAGTAGAGATGCCAGCAAGTTTTGTTACAGTTGCCGAATTACGAGCGAATCTCGGAATTGGGTCTCTCTACTCCGATGCGACAGTAGAAGAAGTTTGTCAAACCGCAGAAGATTTAATAAGCGAATACTTATGGCATAACGATGCCCCAGTAGTGGGCACAGCAGTTCAAGACAATATAGCAACATTAATGCTGGCTAATCCAAACGCATTTGTAGCAACTCAGCAAATTACTGTAACCGCCTGTGGCTCACCATTTAATGGTACTCACACAATTACTGGCACTATTCCGCCAAGCACAGGCACTACAAGCGTAATCCCATTATTTATGTACAACTGGGGTAATGTAAATTATCCTAATGGTTATTCATTTGTACAATTTGCAGTAACAGCTGCAGATCAAAAATTTCACAAAGTAGTCCCTTACGGCAACGCAAGAGGCCCAGAACACAAGACCCAATCTTATGCGAGCACCCCTGCAATACGAGAAGCTGCGATGATAATTGCAGTGGACATCTGGCAAGCTAGACAAGTCAGCCAGACAGGCGGGGTCGGTATGGATGGGGTCAGTGCGAGCCCATATAGGCTCGGTTTCCAACTGGTCAATAGAATCAGGGGCCTCATCCAGCCGTATGCAAGTCCTGCAACATTGGTGGGATAATGCCAGCCGCAATAACGACATTACGTAGCACATTAGCGACAACACTTGCCAATGCTGGCGTGTGGTCAGTATTTAGTTTTCCACCTGCAACACTATTAGCCAACGCAGTAGTAATTACGCCAGGTGATCCTTATATCACACCATCTAACAATGATGAAATAAGTGTTAATCCGTTGGCAACTTTTAGAATACTTATTACTAAACCAGCATTAGACAATCAAGGCAACTTGGCTGGTATGGAAGATTACATTTTGGCAGTAGTAACCAAGTTGGCTGCCGCAACTTATCAAATGAATATATCTAGCGTTTCTGCACCAGCAATAGTTAACGCAGCTAGTGGCGACTTGCTAGTATCAGAAATTACTGTATCGATCCTAACGAGTTGGAGTTAAAATGGCATATCAAGGATTAACAGAAGAAGAAAAGAACTTTCTGGCCAAGACAGGTCAGATTACACACACACCAGTAGCGGTTAAAAAACCTGCTTACAAAAAAGAAGAGGAGCAAGACTAATGGCCGTATTTTTATCCAATGGTGCGGTAGTTACTCTTAACAGTGTTGATATTTCAGCATATGTAACAGGGGTTACTATTAACCGCAGTTTTGATGAATTAGAAATTACAGCAATGGGCGATACAGCTCACAAGTTTGTTAAAGGACTAGAGGCGTCAACAATTACCCTAGACCTGCTTAACAATGATGCAGCAAGCGGCGCAGGTGCAGTTACTGCAACACTACAAGCAGCATTCGGTACAACAGTGCCATTAACAATCAAGCGCACCAGTGCAGCAATCAGCACTACCAACCCAGAATATCAAACTACAGTTTTGGTAAACAATACCCAAGACTTAAATGGTGCTGTTGGCGACATTTCAACACAGAGCATTACATTTACTTGTAACTCAGTTATAGTAGTTGACGTAACACCTTAATTAAGGAGCAATAATGGCAAAGCTAAAGATAACAAGGGCTAATGGTGAAGTCACAGAGCACAAGATAACACCAGGTGTCGAGTACGCTTTCGAGTTAAAGTACGGATCAGGTATTAGTAAAGTCCTACGTGAGCATGAACGCCAGACCGAGATTTATTGGTTAGCGCATGAGTGTTTACGTAGGGCTAACGTAACTGTACCTGTATTTGGTATCGAGTTTATAGACAGCTTAGATACTGTAGAGGTATTAGACGAAGAAAAAAAATAGCGCAGCGGGATTCAACACTTTATACGATAGCCAGCCTATCTGTAGAACTGGGGATTCCGCCTAGCGAGTTTATCAATATGGATTCTGAAATGTTTAGGGCGATGATCCAAGTACTTTCAGATAGAGCTAAGGAGTTAAAAAATGCCAGTAGTCGTAAACGGCGTTAGAGAATTTCTTAAAGCTATTGATGAAATAGATGAAGACATGTATAAGAATGTAAGGGCTAGCCTTAAAACGCCCATGCTTAAAACAACCTTTAAGGCTAAACAAAATTTACCTAGCAATCAAAATGTGTTAAGTGGCTGGCTAAAACAGGCAGAGCCACAAGAAGGTCAGCGCAGGCCATTCCCTGCATACGATCAAGCCACAGCTAGAGCAGGCATTAAATATAAGTTAGGCCCTAATAAGAAAAACAGAAAAGGGTATAGCGTTTACAACTATGTATCTAATGAGTCTGCACCTGGCGCTATTTATGAAACTGCAGGCCGTAAGACAGACGGATCACAAGGGGCATCATTAAACCCTAATGCTGGAATCCAATTTATAGCTGCATTACCACAAGTAGAAGATGCAACTATGGCAGGTTCAGTAGGTCGCAGAGGTCGTAAAAATAAAGGTCGAGTAATTTACAAAGCCTGGAAAGAAGAGCAGGGCGATGCTTACAAGGGAATTCAAAAGGCTATTGATGAAGCCATATTTGAGTATTACAAAAAATTACCATTAGAGAAAAAAGGCCAAGTGCTTGGATTCTACAAAGAACGATCAGCTCGTGGATTTAGGGGAGTGTAATTGTGCCAACCTTAGTAGTATCGGCATTAAGCACCTTTGATAACAAAGGATTAAAAAAGGGTAAAAAAGAAGTATCAGCCTTTGATAAACAAATTAAAAGTTTCGCCAAGACCTTTGCCGCAGCATTTTCAGTAACTGCATTAACTAAATTTGGTAGAGCTGCAGTTAAGGCTTTTACAGAAGATGAGAAGGCAGCCAAGTCCTTAGAGCAGCAATTAAAAAATACTGGCTACCAGTTCAGTTCACCAGCCATAGAACTTTACATAGCCAATCTACAGAAGACTACAGGCGTACTAGATGACCAATTAAGGCCAGCCTTTCAGCAATTACTAACTATCACTGGCTCAATCACTACTAGCCAGGATGCATTAAATACAGCGCTAAACGTTAGTGCGGCCACAGGTAAGTCACTTACTGCCGTTAGCACAGCCCTATCACGAGCATACGCAGGCAATACCACAGGCCTTAGCAGATTAGGTGCTGGACTAGATAAAACCTTATTAGCCACTGGCGACATGGATAAGATCATGGGCGAACTTAATAAAAAGTTTGCAGGTCAATCCGCAGCCAGATTAACTACCTATGCTGGAAAGATGGATCTACTAGCTGCAGCATCTGCCAATGCCCAAGAAATTATCGGCAAAGGTATTTTAGATTCTTTAACGTTATTAAGTAATGATAACACTATAGAAGATTTAACTACAGGCATGGAAAACTTTGCCACAGCTACAAGCGAAGTAATTTTAGGCTTAGGACAAATAGCCAGTAAGTTAAAAGAATTAACTAATGTACCTGGCGTTGGCAATATATTTGATATTAGAAATATCCCAGTAATTGGGGCATATATTGGCGGACTTAGACAAATTGGTAGAGGCGCTATGCCACAGCAAGATCGTGGCGGTCAAGAAAGAACTGCAGGCCGAATTAATGCGCAACAAAGAAAACTAGAAGAACGAGCGATTAAAAACTCTGTTGCATTACGTAAGGCTGAAAACGATCAATTAAAGAAAAAGACAGCTGTAGATCAACTTAAAGATAAATTTGATTTAGAACGCATAGGCTTAAACGTAGCCCTAAACGAATCAGTAGATGCAGAAACCAAACTACGCATTAAGGCTCAACTAGCCATACTAGATAACAATGAAGCATTAGCCAAAAAGATATTAGCAGAGATGGAAGGAGCCGAAGCAGCCAAGAAGTTTGCCGCTAGTTTTGATGCTGCATTAAGTTCAGTTATGGCATTAACAGCCAGGATTAACGCATTTATATTAAAAGAAGGCGGCACATTACCAAGCGGTGGTACTGCTGGAAAACCTATCACTTATGATACTGCTTTATCTGTGGCTAGAGCAACAAACACAAGAATAGAAAACTTTTTAGATCAATTTGATTCATCATCTACAACTGCAACTGTTATGGAAAATGCTAGTGTTATTGGCCCAAACTTTAATGCTGGTCGCTTTAGGATGGGCGAAGAACGCTCAATGCAAGGTATTAACATAACTGTAGATACTGCTCAGGCTGGAGATAAATTCTCTCAACTTATCGCAGAAAGTTTACAGATAGCCACTAAATCAGGCGTATCTTATGGCATCGCTGGCGGTTTGTAATGGCAGTACCTGTAGTCAATGCTTATATAAATTTTAATACTGGACCAAGTTTTGCGCAGGTAATGATATTGGATACAGGTATTTTAGGTACAAACGTTTTGGCAGATCCAGGCGGTGTAATAGTTGATGTATCAAATCAAATAAATAGAATTGAAACTAAGCGAGGCCGTAACGCTTTAATAGATCAATTTCAAACTGGCACACTTACCTTACGTATAGTAGATCAAAATGGTGATTTTAACCCACAGAATCCATCTAGCCCATATTTTACATTATTGACACCTATGAAGAAGGTGCAGATAACTGCTACATATAACACTATTACTTATCCTATATTTTCAGGATTTATTACAAGCTATGTAACTACTTATCCTAGGGAAGCCGAAGATGTAGCCTATACAACTATACAGGCTGTAGATGCTTTTAGATTAGCCTTTAATGCCCAGATAAGCACTATTACAGGTGCTACTGCTGGCGATCTATCAGGCACACGTATTAATCAGATATTAGATGAAATTGACTGGCCAGCGACTATGCGTGATGTCGATGCGGGTTTAACTACGTTACAAAACGATCCTGGTAGCAATAGAACTGCACTACAGGCCATGACTACTGTGTCAGAGTCAGAGTATGGCGCACTATATGTAGATGAAAGCGGATCGTTTGTATTCCAAGATAGAGCAGTCACAGCTGGATCTATTGGTGCTACACCCACATTATTTAACGATAATGGCACAGGGATACCTTATGCCGATGCTCAATGGATCTTAAACGATGTGCTTATATTTAATAAGGCTACAATAACTAGAGCTGGTGGATCACCACAGG